AGTCTTTGCAGACACAATCGGCTACTGGGTTGCAGGTATCCTTGGCGATGTAACCACAACAGGTTCAAGCGCTCCTTACACACACGCTATTGCGCTTAAAAACGCAGTAGGCACGACAGGCGATGCTCAGCCAAAGGCTTTGACTATCACAGACTTCTACTCAGCAAACACACGCCAGTATCCGGGTTGCCAGATTACAGATTTTGGTTTGACCTTTAACGCTGATGGAATGTTGGAATACACCGCTAAGGCTATGGGCTTCCCATCTGTAACTACTTCTGCTCCAGCACCATCATTCTCAACAGTTCTTCCTACTCAGGTATGGACTGGAACAGTTACGGTCGGTGGCTCACAGATTGCTTATGTTCGCACAGGTACTTTAGACCTTTCTCGTAAATCAGAGGCAATCTTTGGTCTTTCAAATACTCAATCTCCATATCAAGTATTTCTTGCAGCTTTAACTGCTAAGGGCAAGATCACCTTCGTTATGCAGGATGACACCGAACTTACTCGTTACATCACCAACACTCAGCCAGCTCTTACCTTCAACTTCTCAACAGGTTCAGGTTCAACTGCCACTCAGGTTCAATTCACTCTCTCAAAGGGTGCTTATATAACTGGCGCTATTGAGCGTAACGCTGATTATGTTGAAGTAACCGTAGAGATTGAAGGTCTTGGAAATACAACAGATGTTGGCGCAACTTCTGGCTACTCACCTGTTAAGTTCACGCTTCAAAACGCTCTCCCAAGCGGAACATTCCAGTAACCGATAGAATCCCGCTAGGGAAGGCCGCCTTCCCCTTCCCTAGTCGGGCTATTAAATGAAGGCAAGTTGGAAGGAAACCAATGTCTAAAAGTATTACTCTCCCATCAGGTAACACCGCAGTAATGCGCGATCCATCAACTCTTCGCGTAAAAGATCGCAAGAAGGTTGTAGCCGCAGCAAATGGTCAAGAAGGCTTGCTTCAGGCTATGTCTATGACCGATGGCTTGATTGCGGTGCTTGTTGAGTCATGGTCATTTGATCTTATTATCCCATCAATTCATATTGGTTCATTAGATGAACTAACAATGCCAGATTATGATGCTCTTGCGGCAGAGGCTTCTAAGGCTCAATCTGCAATCTTTACAGACTTTACAGACACTCCCGCCAATCAAAACAACCCAGATAGCCCTTTAGGAGACTCGAACGCCTAAAGTGGATACTAGAAGGCAATCCATCCAGCGAGTTACATGATTATCCTTACGAGGAATATTTCTATTTTATCTGCGCTAAAGAGTTTGGTTGGACTCCACAAGAGACCGATGAGCAACCCGCAGAGATGGTTGATTGGATTGTTAAAATATTGGGCATAGTTAGGGAGATTGAAAATGATTGAGAATAATATCCCCGATGTTATGCGCGGTGTTCTTAAAGCTCAGGCTAAAATTGATGATGGATCTCGCATGGCGCGCGATGAGATGATGAATAAACTCATTGAGCTTGCTAAAAATGAAATTCAAGGTCAGCGCGGAGTTATTGGTCGCAAATTAAAATATGTTGATGGACAAGCAAAACCCGGTGGCAAACTTTATGGAGAAGATCCTGCTATATCTGGACAACCTCCTAAAAACCGCACAGGTAACTTACGCCGATCTATCAAGGGCGAAAGGATGCGCGAAGGGTTTGCTACCTATTCAGCCGTAGTCGGCCCAACGATTATTTATGGTCGCAGGGTTGAACTTGGCGGTGGCAACTGGCCTTCTGGCACAAAATTTCCATACATGAAACCTGCGTGGGAAAAGTTTAGACCTTTAGCACTTGGCATTATTCGCAAACACTTGGCTCTCTAGGAGGCTATCATGGCAGAGTTCTTTCCACCCGTTCTCTTTGAGATCAGGGCTAAAGCTACCGAGGCTATTGCTACCTTTGGTGAAGTCAATAAAGAACTTGCCAAAATGGAAAAAAATGGCGTTCTTGCTAGTGGCGCTCTTGGAAAAATGGAGAAGGCTTCTAGATTGGCAGGAACGGCGCTACTTGGACTTGGTGGAGCATTTGCCGCATTTGGCGTAGCCAGCGTAGCAACTTTAGATAAAGTAGAAAAAGCACAAGCAAACCTTGAAACCGCAGTTAAAGATACTGGCGTAAGTTTTGAACAAGCAAAACCAACAATTGATGCTCATGCTAAATCAATGATGGCACTTGGTTTTACTTATGATGATACCTATGCTGCTTTAGCAAAAATGACTGCCGCTTCAGGCAGCCCGCAAGTAGCTTTAGATAGCCTTGCCGTAGCCGCTGATCTTGCCCGCGCTAAAAGTATGTCGCTTGCCGATGCGGGAACTCTTGTGGCTCGCGCCTCTATTGGTCAAGCTAAAGGTCTTGGCGATTTGGGTATTGCTTTGAAAAAAACATTGCCAGCGGGTGCAACAATGGCACAAATATTTAAGGCTATTGAAGATCGCGTTGGTGGCGCGGCTTTGGCTTTTAAGAACACTCTTTCTGGCGGTATTGCCGTTGCCAATGCTAACTTCCAAGCCCTACAAGTAGAGGTTGGAACCGCCCTTGTACCTTCGCTAATAAGTCTTACTGACTGGATTGTCACAACCGGAATTCCTCACCTACGAGACCTCTTTAACTTTCTCAAAGATCATAAGCAAGTTGTTCTTGATATAGCAACGGCATTTGCTGGAATTTGGGCAGTTTCTAAAATTACTTCTGCCGTTCAAACCATTATTGGTGTAGTTAAAACCCTCATTGGTGTTTATCGGTCACTACAAATTGCAGCAGGATTAGCCGCTATTGCAGAAGGAGCAGCAACGGGTGGAGCATTTGCTATACCTGCCGCTGCTGGAGCAGCCGCCGTAGCCGCAGCTCTTGGTGTAAGTTATCTCGCATATAAAGCAACTCACGAACCAGTAGCGGGAACATCAGCCGCATCTACAAGTTCAAGTGTTGAAAACCCAAATCCTTATGCTTTGGGTTTGCCAAATCTTTCTGGAGTAAAAAGACAAACTTATGTAGCTCCAAGCAGAGGTGGAAAAACTTCTATTAAGAAAATGGAGAAACTTACAGTTGGTGGTTCTGCCACTCCTCCACCTATTCAACAGACCATCAATATTCATGTAGATAGTGCTAAAACCGCTACCCATAACAACCCACTAGGAAAATAAAATGACACTAGGCACATATCAATTTCAATTTCGAGGTGTTCCTTTTGGTGCGGGTACGCCCTACATTGTTGAATCAGTAGATGGTCTAGGAACTCCTAATTTGCGTGTTCAGGATGATAACAGAGGTTATATTGATGGAGCGTACTCGGGTAGAGATTTTTACGAAGGTCGCACAGTAACCTTTAATATTCTTATTATTGGCGATTCTACTAAAAGCGCACAGGCTTACTATCGTGATTTCAGGTATGCCCTTACACCTCAAGTTCAAGGTTTATATCCAGACCCTTATCAGGGTTCTCAGCCTTCTGATACAACCCTTAATCTTTTTCAGTTCCAATTAAACTCGGAATCATATCCAGATACAACGACAAATGGAATTAAGCGTATGTGGGGTCGAGTGCGCTCGGTCACTCATGTTGTTGATCCTGAATATACTTATGGTTACATTAGCGTTACCTTGGTGATGTATTTTCCTGATCCTCGTTATTACGACGATACTGCCAAAACGCCACCAACCGGTACTAGCGTAGAACTTGCCAATAATGGTTGGGCCGCTACTTGCCCTGCTATTACGATTGCCAGCCCTAGCGCAAGCGGAGCAATCTGGGATACCGTCACGGGTTCGCGTATGAACTTCTCAAATGTCAGCACTTCATATCCATTAGTGATTGATCTCTTACAACGCACCATCACCCAAAACGGCGTTCCTGCTCGCAATACTTTAGCTTACTTTGATAATGTAACCTCTGGAAACCCAGTTCAAGGCTGGCTATCTATGGCGGCAAATTATGATTCTACTTGGTCTAGTACGCTTGGTTCTATGGCTATCACCTATAGAAACGCTTACATCTAATGCCAATCCAAGATTACACCTATGTAACAACTCAACTATATCAATCGGTATCTACTCCCAATCCAATTATTGCTGAGTTGCCTTTTACTCGAGTAAACTTTACTTCTCAGCTCTCAAGCATTGGCGCTTTTACGGGTGAGTTGCTTCTTTCTGGCGTAAATGCCGCCAATCTAAATGTTGATGCAGGAACAACACCGGGCAAAGTAATTCTCTGGGTATTGCATGGTGGCACTCCTGTATGGTCTGGGGTTATTTGGAACAGAGAATATGACTCTGATACCCAGATAATGAAAATCAACGCGCAAGAAATGCTTTCTTATTATCAGCATCGCCGTATCTACAAGTTCACGGGTTCTAGTTATTATCAAGCAAATGCTGGCGGTACGGGTAGTGGCGGTCTTGTTTATGGCAACCTCAGCACAGGCGTTGGCATTGATCCGCTTATTATGCTTAGCGATCTTTTAACTGGTGCTAATGCAAGCAGTCACGGCAATATTGGTGTGACTTATGTGGGGCCTTCATCTTCTAGCGGTACTGCTATTAGAACTTTTTACGATTTTGAACTTAAAAGTGTTTATCAAGCGTGGAAAGATTTATCCACCAGCTCAACATTCTTTGATTTTCTTATTAAACCATACCTTGATTCCAGCAATCGTTTAGTTAATTATCTTGTAGCAGGAACTCCTACTTTTGGCGCAACTTACAATTCAATTTACAATGGCTCTCTCAACTTTGAATTTCCGGGCAATATTGTTTCCTATACATACAAAGAAGATTCTGCTAAAGTCGGAAACAATGTATTTGGTTTAGGATACGGCGCTAACAATAATCGTCTTATTTCGAAATACTATGACCGTTCTAAAATCTACGGTTCTAATACTTGGCCTTTGCTTGAAGAAAATGTTAATATGATTGACATTGTTAGCACAGATCTTCTTAAGCAAACTACTATTGGCAAGTTGCTGGCTATTGGATATCCACCTACAACCTTGCAAATTGTTATCCCTAGTTATGTTGATCCTTATCTTGGCACTTACGGCGTGGGCGATCAGGTTAAAGTGCTTATTAACGATGACCGATTCCCTAAAGGTTTAAGCAACACCCCTACTAACACCGCTACGGTTTATTCAGATGGTGGAGTTTTGCCTGATACTGGTACATCCTCTATCTATCGAATTATTGCTATCAATGTTGAACCCGGCGAGAACGGCCCAGATCGCGTTACACTTACTCTCAACCTTCCATTAGCGACTACCTTAACGGCGGGATAAAATGAGTTCAGTTAATCTGCCAGCAAGTCTTTACGATATGTTTCAGAATATCAACGACCGTATTAACCGTCTTGAACTCGGATATAGCGGCCCACAGGCTTCGGCGGATGCAGCGCAGGGAACGGCGGTTGGCGCGCAAGTATTATCTTTGCAGTCATATTCCGTTGCTACCGCCGCTCAAATTCAAGCGATCAATGCTGGTATTCAGGCTAATCTTGCCGCTTCCCAAGCCACGATTGCCCAATCTCAAGCCACGATTGCTTCTTCTCAAGCGGTATCCGCGCAAACCTCTGCCAATGGGAAAAACACAATTTTGTATGGCACAAGCGCAACACCTCCTTCTGGCACATATAAACAAGGCGATATCTATTATCAATACGATGGCAGTAACCATATTAAAGCCAATCTTCAATACAATGGATCTTCTTGGCAACCCGCTCCTTTTACTCAAGGAACATTTACTGCTCTAGATGCTGGCGCAATAACAACTGGAACATTAAGTGCTATTGAAATTACGGCTGGATCGGGTTCTACTTCTTTCCATGTAAGCCCTAGCGGTGTTATGTCTGCTCAAGGCGTTTATGTTAAAGGAAATATCACCGCAGATTCAGGAACATTTAACGGAACGATTAACGCTCAAACAGGTTATTTTGGTGGTTATGGCACAACGGGCAATTATTGGTCTATTGGTTCAAATGGAATTACAGGTGTTGGAATTGCAACAATTACGGCTGGTTTAATTCAAGGTTCTTCTATTGCCATTCCTTCTTCCTCTGGTTACAACTTTGCCGTTGATCCATCTGGCAATATGACTGCTACCGCTGGAACTATCGGTGGCTTTTCAATTCAAACAAATTATTTACAGTACGGATCAACTTGGTTAAATGCCGCTGGTGGAAATACCGCAGGAACTTACTGTATTTATGATAGCTCTCGAGGAATTTATCTTGGGGGAACTGCTAATATAAATACTCTTGTTGTTGGCGGTAGTTACGGAATAACATCAGGCGGAAGCCTAACTGCGGCAAGTGCTAATTTTGGAAGTGGAAATATTGGCGCAGGAGGAGCAACTTTTTCGGGAACGGTTACTGCAAATATATTATCTACGGGTGGCGGTTCTTATTACCTTAACAATTCAGGTGCTTTATATGTTGGTGGAGCTGAAGTTACGGGAAATTTGCAAGTAGATTCTCTTTCTTCGGTAACTTACAACTCTACAAACTATAACATTGGTTTATTTGGAACGGGTAATGGTGGAACGCAAGCGGGCAGAATGTATAAAACCACTTCTGTATCTTCCAAGCGTTTCAAGCATAATATTCAATCATTTGTAGAGCGTGACTATCTCAACATTGTAAGCAAACTAAATCCTGTTACATTCAATTACAACCCAGATGTTGTTGATAATCCTGAAGTTACTGCCTACGGTTTAATTGCCGAGGATGTTCAGGAAATACCACAAACAGAAGAGTTAGTAAATATTGGCGCAGATGGACTTCCTGAATCTATTGCCTACGATAGATTACAATGGTATGTCATCAAATCTATATCACAACTCAATGATCGCTTAACCAAGTTAGAAGGCAAATAATGGAACTACCTATTGACGAAGTATTAAAGGAGATGCGTGAAACTATTGGGATACAAGCCCAAGAAATCGCTCTTCTCAAAGCCACAATCACCGCCCTCAAAATCCCGCAACCTTACACAACGGCAGTCACCGACAAACCCAATGTAGTAGGAACGCAGGGAATTAAACCATAACCGAAAGGTGCAATCGTGTTCCGAGCCGCCACAAGCGATGTTCTAGTAAATCAAGCCAACTTCTCAGGAGCCATCTACTACTACACGGCAGTAGCGGCAATGGTTCTTGGAGGAATCGGCTGGCTCATTAAACACTTTCACGCAATGGATTCTCGGATGCAACGAGTGGAATACGCGCTCTACAACGATGGTAAGACTGGGCTAATTAACAAAGTTGATCTGCTTATTGAGAATCAACAGACTATCAAGGTAGATGTTGAGGTCTTGAAAGCCAAGACTGAAGAATGAAGAAGTGGGATTGGACTAAGGTTCGCATTATTGGCAGGGCTTGGTTTGAGTCCTTTGTAGGTTTTGAGATTGTCTTACACGCTAAAGAT